GATTGGCATCATATTCCAAACTGTCGAGATTGAATGACATGCGTGGAACAACTGTGTTGATCGATTTGATTAAATCTGGATCAGAAGTAATTGCCGTTAGAAATCTTTCTTTAGGCGAATATGAAAGTGGTACTTTCCATTTTTCTTTTGGAACACCTGCTTGTGTGTATCGAACAATCTCTAAATCGTTAAAGAGTGTACCAAATACAACAACCATCTTACGAATGGTGCGATGATAGAACTGAGCATTACCTAACATTACGGTTCTCCAAACGGATTTTGTTCCGTAAAGTCAATGATGCCATCCGATGCTGCTTCAATACGAGCATTGTCAAATATATCCTCAAATGCGTTATTCATAGTTGCGGTGTCAGAAATAACATTGATTGTCCGACTTGTGCTTGTGCTTGTATTACCTTTAAGTATACCCGTAGTAAAATTGCCTTGAACCCGATATACTTCAACAGACTGACCTGGTACATAATCATGAACTATTGCCTGTGCTGTTGCGAATGCTAAGTTGGCACCTTGATAAACAATTTCATCATTTATATAACTGCCTGTACCACCAGAAGAGAACGACAATTTTATCTTTGGATAGTAATCGACAATTTGACTATCAATTTCTTTAATGCCGGTATCAATAATCTCATTAGAGAATACGTACTGTTTCATCTTCAAAGCATACACATACACATTACCACCACGACCACGGCCTAATGTGTAAAACATTGATTGATCATTCTCATGTTCAACATAAGTGATTTCAAAAAATCCAGTGAGTAATGGAATATAGATTAGATCACCCTCACGTGGACGAGTATAACCATTTACAGTATAACGAAATCGTAGGCGTGATACTAACATGGTAACTTCATCACGAATCTCTAAACCAAATTTAGAAATGAAGTCTTGTTCACCATCCATACCTGTTACATTCTCAAGGTACATTTCAATTGGATGAGCGGTGCGATATTCTTTGAGTGTATCTTCACCAAACAAATAATCTACTTGATCACGTGTGGTGCGTGGTAGATAATAAACATCCATGCCATAAATTTTCAACGCCTCAATAACCAAGTCCTCTACGAGCAGTTGCTCAGAGGTTATCTGATTAGCAGGAAAATTATTGAAGTAGAAGTTGGTTGCCACATTTAACCAGTCAAAATTTCAGACGGTAATGAACCCATCATGTAGATTTCTTCTTCCATCTTATCGATCTCTGCGACTGCTTCATCATAAATTACTTGACCATCTAATGTGACACCACCTGGCATTTGAATACCAGAAAACTTTTTGAGATTAGAACCCCATTGACGTTTAATCAATGCACATGCATACTTCTTTAGAAATCTATCGTTCCATACATCAGTTACACCCTCAATCGTAGCAGTTGCATTCGTATAGGTTATTGCGGTATTACCTTCTAACTCTAAAGATGTAGGACTTGAAATTTTTCTTACTTGTTTTTGTTCGGTGCCGATTGTAATGAAGTCAAAATCAACCAGTTCTTGATCAAACTTTGTGCCTGTGCCGGTAACTGTATTAGAACTTGGAGTACACGATAATGTACCTGTCAGTGTAATTGTTTCTGGTTCTAATGCACGATAGCATTCGATGATAACGTAGTTGCCTGGTTGAACATCACGTGTCCAATCAATGTCTAAAAATACTTTATTCTGGTGACGATTAAATCTAAACTGTGGGGTACCAGAGAACAATAGATTCAATGTACGCAAGTGTTGCATTGTAATTTCATACGACACATACGATACCGATGTGAAGTCATAAAGATCATGCAGACGCAACTGATAACGCAGATCAAACATATTGATTGATGCGTTAGACAAATCAAATGGCATTACACCAATAACAAATTGAATAGCATCAGGAGCATAAATCCACTGCCGATTAATATCCGCAGCAGTAATGCAATGTTTCATAAACAATTTTTCTGTGCCATCGTAATGATAATCACGCCAAAAGGAAAGTGCTTCATCAATGCGATCATCTACCTGGTCATCATCAACGTTGATTTCGATAACAGGAAAACCTAACTTGCGTAAGCAATAGGTTTTGAATTGTGCTTTGGTTGATATTTTTGCCATGATTGCTTATTTATTGTTATGTTTATGCATGTTTAATTATCAGTATGCCCGAACCACCTGCTCCACCAAAACCTTGTTGTCCACCACCACTGTTATGTCCACCGCCACCGCCGCCACCACCAGTGAACGGTGTGGCACTTTTAGCAAATAAATCTGATTGTGTTCCCGCACCACCACCACCAATACCACCAACAGCACCAATTCCTGTTGGACCGCCTGGAGGATGTGCTCCACCGCCACCACCGCCAGCAAGATATATTAGTGAACCGGTTAATGTATTTCCTAAACCGGCGCCACCAATTCCAGTTCCTGCTGGAGCACCACCATTTCCAACAGCACCCGCACCACCTCCACCACCTCCTTGATATGGAGAAGCATTAGCACCAGTGCCGCCAACATTACCTTGTCCTGGTGTTCCTGCACCACCAGCATAAGGTGCATTACCACCAGTGCTTGAACCACCACCACCCGAACCACCAGAACAACCTGCTGTTGTTGTTTCTGATCCACCACCACCGCCACCTATAGCAGTCAGTGAAGAGAATATAGAATTTGTTCCGTTTGCACCTCTTAAACCTGTACCAACACCACCTATGCCATCACCACGAGGACTACCACCAGCACCACCTCCACCACCTCCACCAATCGTAACTGTATATGATTGTCCTGGTGTTACAGAGAACCCAGTGCCTGTTAGGTATCCACCTGCACCACCACCGCCAGTTGAACCGCCACCGCCACCACCGCCAGCAACGAGAACATAATCAATCGCAGATATTCCTGGCGGTGCTGTCCATTGACCTGATGCTGTGAAAAGATATGTTGTGACTGAAGGTTGTGTCGCAGGAATAGAAACGATGATGATGCCTGAACCGCCAGTGCCACCCAAAACTGATCCACTATCAGCATCATTTCTAGCACCACCGCCACCACCTCCAGTATTTGGTGTTCCAGCACTGCCATTTGTGGTACCGCTTTGTCCTGCACCGCCGCCACCAGGACCAGCAGCACCACCCGTTGTATTACCACCACCACCTCCACCACCAGCATATGTTGTTGGCGTTCCAGAAATTGAAGATGTAGTTCCAGTGCCTCCTGCACCTCCAGTTCCAGTGCTTGGAGAATTACCACCAACTGCACCTGCACCTCCACCGCCACCCGCAGAAGCAGTACCACCAGGACCAGATGAACCTGCGCCACCGTTATTGCCTTGACCCGGTGTCCCTGAACCACCAGCAGTAAGTGGACTGTTACTAAAACCTGCACCGCCACCACCGCCAGAACCGCCAGACATGCCTTGTGTATATGTAGAACTGACTAATGCTCCACCACCACCGCCACCTACGGCAACTAATGTACCAAATATAGAATTTGACCCGTTTGAACCTTTATTTCCTGATGATGATGCTAATGCTCCTGCTCCTCCAGAACCAACAACAACTGAGATTACAGAATTTGAACCGACAGAATAACCAGAACCCGCAAGATACCCACCACCACCGCCACCGCCACCTCCACGTTGACCACCGCCACCACCACCTGCAACGACAAGGTAGTCTACTTGTGATACATTTGCGGGTATCACTAATGAACCTGTGTTTGCGAATGTAATGATTGCAGATGGTTGTATAACTGTATATTTAATTATAATGATACCAGAACCACCGGCACTGCCAGTTCCCGGACCACCTTGTGCTCCACCACCACCGCCACTGCCAGAGTTTGTATTTGCAGCAGTAGATGAAGTTCCACCAGACGGATTACTACCACCTCTTCCACCACCACCTGCACCGCCAAAATTGGGTGACGCACTTGTGTCGGCACCACCGCCACCACCGCCAGCATAATATGTTGACACTCCTGTGATTGAAGATTGTAATCCTATTCCACCTGCGCCACCAAAACCACCAGTAGTATAATTTCCACCTACGCCACCTGCACCGCCGCCACCGCCAGCACCTTGATAAGCACCTGGATTGTGTCTGCCTATACCGCCAGCATTTCCTTGTCCTGGTGTTCCTGAACCACCTGGATGTTCTGTAGAATCTTGAACAGCGCCACCACCACCGCCTGATCCACCCGACCTGCCATTACCTGGTTGAGAACCTCCACCGCCACCGCCACCAAGCGACCAACCAACTAAAGATGTACCACTACTTGTATTGAATATACCTGAATTGGATCCATTTGAACCACTAACTGTTTGACCAGCACCACCCGCAGCACCAGCACCAATCGCAAATGTGTATGTTGTGGATGGGCTTACAGTTACTCCTGTGCCCGTTTGAAGCCCACCAGCACCACCGCCACCACCAGTGTCTACTCCTCGTCCACCCGCACCACCACCAGCAACAACGAGATAATCAATCGATGTTACATTTGTGGGCGGTGTCCATGTTTGTGAATCTGTAAACGTTTGTATTATAGGATATGAAGTCGGTGCAGCAGGTGCAGGAGTAGAACCACCTGCTCCAGGTGCTGTGAATCGTTTTAAACTAAATCTACCATTGGTAAATTTGCGAATCGGCATTAGTAGATTTCCGTGCCAAACGCCGAGAATGAAACTGTAGATGAGTTAGCATTGACAGACAACTGTGATGATGCATTTAGTGTTACACCTAAACTCAACGAAATTGAATCGTTACCTGGCACTAGCACACGAAACGCAAGATGATTTGTGTTTGTTGTGGCCGAGCCAGACAAGTTTGCGGCAATACTAAACAGAGCACCATTTGCATCCAGATTAGCAATATTGATTGACGATATAACAGCAGAGTTGCCCGCAGGAACTCCGTATAGTTTCGTCAATGTATTTGCTGCTGGATTTGTTTGTCCTAAAATTGTATAATTTCTTGGCATTTTATTTCCTTATAAACTACCCATTAAAAAATAATCTTCGAAGGCGTTAGGCTCCGAAAGTTTTGAATTCGTGACTGCACCAGCAGCAATAGTGTTTGCTGTAACTGAATTATTTGCTAATCGATTTGGACCAACTCTAATAGTATCTGGCATTGTTATCCTCTTTTGTTTACTCTATTTATCGCTTCATTACTAACCACTGTATGTAAATGTTCCGGTGCTTGTGAATGTATGAGTTGTGTATGATCCACTAGAGTTGCTAGTTCCACCGGTTCCTTTTACTGCCCCAACATATCTAACTATAACTACACCGGCACCACCAGCACCGCCAAGGGGACTAGGACCACCACGTTCTGTTCCACCGCCGCCACCGCCAGTATTTACTGTTCCAGCCGCACCTGTACCAGGACTTCCATAACCACCGCCACCTTTTCCACCTACTCCAGAAATAGGACTTGGACTAGAATAAGTAGAACCACCACCGCCACCACCAACGTAGTACAGACCGTTATATAATTCTCCAACTCCTGCTTGTGCTAAAATTGCAGAATATGTAGATACACCAATACCACCAGCACCAGCAGCACTATCACTACCATCACCACCTACAGCACCAGCACCACCGCCACCACCAGTTCCAATAGCAGGAAAACCTGTTCCGGGTGCAGGAGTACCACCACCATTATTACCTTGTCCTGGTGTACCTAAACCACCAGCAAGACCGTTATTCGATGAACCACCACCCGAACCTCCAGGCAATCCTGCGGGTGCAGCGTTCTTTGAACCGCCACCTCCACCAATTGCAGTAGTCACACCAGTGAATGATGTATTTGAACCAGGCAATCCTAAATTACCAGAAACACCAGCACCACCTGCACCCACGACAACAGTATACGATGTCGATGGTGTAATTGTTAATGTTCCATATACCACTCCTCCAGCACCACCTCCAGCACCGTGATAAGGAGCACCACCACCTGCACCACCTCCAGCAACAAGTAAGACTTCAGCAGTATAAGAAGTTGGGCCACTAGCACCAAAACCTGGTACTGTGAACCGTTGATTTGTGAATCGACTGACTGTAAATCGTTTGAGTCCCATTATGAACCTAGTCCTAATAAAAAGTAATCTTCAAATGCATTTGGCTCTGCTAACTTCACGCTAGTAATCGCACCATTAGCAATGTTGTTTGCACCAACAGCAGTGATACCAATCTTGTCACCTGTTACGGCACCAGTTGCGATACGACCCGATTCGACTTTTTGTTCTGGCATTACATACCTCCAAAGAGAAGAACATCATCAAAAATATCAGGTGGCGATACGATGTTGTTTCCACTGATTGCATTGTTTGCTATAAGGTTACCTGTGATTGTGCTTGCAACTATATTGTTACCACGAATGGCACCAGCAGCAATCTTGTCTCCAGTTACGGCAACGGTATCAATTAAATTTGTTCTAACTCTTTGTATCATGACTTACCTTATGGATTCTGATTCAGTGCTGTTTGAAAATTAGAATTTGCCGCAAGTATCGTATATGTATTTGCCGCAGTCTTAATAATGTTAAATGAATATGTGTCCACAGATTGTTCTTGTGTTGTCGCATATCCAGGCGCAGAGTTACCTAACCAGAGTGGTGCCTGTAATACACTATCAATATACACATTGGCACGATACTTCGTTGCGCCTTGTTTCAAAAGGATAGCAGAAGAAACTGATTGACCAACAGAAAGTAAACTATCAAGAATACCACCATTGACACCATTCGCTCTAAAATTAAACGTTACATTTGCTGTGGTATTTGAAGTGAAAAAATAAACAGTATTATTTCCAATATCAATATTTACATTACCACCAATAGCAGTTGCATAAACGTTAGCAGTTTCTTGAACACGAATTATGGATAGGTTTAAATTTGATGCCAGATCATTGCTAACAACAGCACCATCAGCAATCTTGCTTGTAGTAATAGATGTGTTTGCAATTCTATTTGAGCCAATTCTTTGTGTCATAATTAACCTCCAAATACAATTGACATGGCAATTGCTTTACCTGTTGTTGCTGCCGCATTTGCCGTTATGAATGCTGCGTTTGCCTGAATAAATCCAGAGTTTGCTGTATCAAATGCTGCATTTATTTTTCCACTTACCGAAGATTGTAGTTTAGAAAACGTCACGGAATTATCATCCAACACATA